ATATATATGTAGTGTAACAAACTTTCAATGTTTGTTAGACCAGCAGGAGGTTGGCGTTCTATGAGCACGGTGTCAGCTTCTTTAAATAGATAGTCGTAATCGGATAAAAATAAAGAGATGATTATCGCCGTGTCATTCGTTTTACCTATATACTTGTACTCACCCAGGTCAACCTTCTTTATATAGTCAATCGTAACGTGGGGACCGTCACATGTTGCCATGACCAATCCCATATTTGTGTAGCCTATGTCAACCCCCAATAATTTCATGGCTTAATATAAAGATGAAGATTAACTATAAGCTCGTCAATTCATTGATTCTCCTTTCGATTCCCGTCATCATGATCTACGCGATTGTGAGGAATCCAGTTGAAGTTGAAGTCCCAGTACCCGTCAAGGTACCAGTGAGGGTGCCTGTCCGAGAAGTTCGTTCCCCAGAGTATCGAGGTCCTCCCATTAAGAAATACAAACCCGGACATTTCCAACAGATTGGTATTTTGACAAACGAAACGGGTGAGACACTGCCCCTATATGGTCGGGAAGTTCGTAATCGCCGTGATAGGTACCATTATCACACGACCACACAGGGTGATCAGGTGTACCCCATCCCAGTATCGATCGACGGACGTGAATGTACCGAGGATATCGGCTGCCCAGAACTCTATGGTGGTGAAACGGTTACAGTCTTTGGAAAGGATACACCATTCACGGTGAAGACGTACCGGACGGACAATTTTTTTTAATCAGGTCAAACTCCCGCATAACTAGATCATTTCCGTATTTGGCTAAGAATGCCTTTATTTTCAGCAACTGTAGCACTGTATCGTCATCCAAGTGATTCAAAAAGCGTCGCTTCGCTTGAATGTCGTCCATTTGTGAAACTTCCTTTTGTGACTGTATATACGGCCACGTATGACGTCGTAGTTCATTCAATTCACCTCTCAAGTTTACGAGTTCTGGTAATACAACTTCTCGTATGAGACGATTCGTTTCTTTTAGATCGTCAGTGTAAGACATGTTTCTATGTCGTTTATTTTCTTTATAAATGATAAATGGACTACCAAGATCTCAAGAAGAAGGTGAAATCGATGGGGGAACGGGTCACTAAAGATGTCAGGGGTAAACGTGTTCGTCTCACGATTAACGAACTTCGTAAGAAGGTTAAGCGTGACATGAAGAATAGAGTGAATAACGCGAGGGAGACAATCGCTATGTGTAAGTCGATCGTAAGTGTAGGTGGGAGACCCCCGCCTCCACCTCCACCTCCACCCCCGGGCGTCCCTAAGAAGCCGATCATGAACAACAAACGAGCGAAACTTATGTCCGAACTAAAAGATGTTCTGAAAAAGAAGGGGCTTCGAGGAAATTAATTGTTTGAGTTTGAGTTATTGGCGTTTACTGGAGGATACTTTTTTATGTTACGCTTCTTGAATAGTTTTCGCTTGAGAGGAGTCCGAGCCTTGACTCCAGCCTTTTTAGAGGCTTTCAGAACTCCTGTAAGAACTCGCTTGTTGTAAACGTGGTTAATCTTGTTGTTGTTACCCACGTTTGTCTGCACATACACCCGTTTAGAGGCGGGAATGTTCCTTTTATTAGCCTCCATCACGTTTTTGTTTATGAATTTTTTGACATTCTTGTTCAGCTTATGGGGTTTGTTGTTTGAGTTCGCATTGGAATTGTAGTTCGAGTTCGAGTTCGAGTTCGAGTTCGAGTTCGAGTTCGAGTTCGAGTTGAAGGAAATGGCTCGGCGAACGGGTTCCAGGTTATTGGAACGACGAACTCGTCTCCCACGGATGACAGGGCTATTATCGAAATAGCTACGAATTTCTGCCCACCCGTACTGATTATCATTGTTTCGCGATCGCCTTGGACTACTCATAGTTACTTATAACTGATATTTTTATGTAAATATGACACCAAATCGTTTCGTCATGTACTTCTTCGCTAGTGGTAAAGAAGGTTGACTCCACAATAACCATCGTGACCAGAAACCAGCTGTCGCGATACCGTTGATGCCCCACTTTTCTCTATCACTCCGGTTGACATTCAACATTCGCTTATGAATCGTCTGATCAACGGCTGGAACATTTCCACCATGACGTTGAACATATAAACGCATTCGTGTAGGATCCTTATGGATCGTGTAATCAGAATAGCCTCGACCACCAAAGTCAACTTCACGACCATCCTCGAGGATCGCCCTGAACTTCTTTTGGGGGTTGGGACTCTTGATGAGTCTGACCTTCATTACTATAATTAGACAAGTTTATTCTGCTTGAGGATGATGTACGCAAGCATGAGAACCTGGACAACCTGGAACACGGTGAGACCGAAGGGCATCTTGGGGACGACGAGCAGCGTCTGGACCTTCTCCTTGAGATCCTCGATTTGGGGCTGGTACTTTTCACGACGGTAATACATTTATATACCCTGAGATTTTTTATGCACCGTTACAGGCACTGCAATAGTTCTCGACAAGCTTCTTTTCTTTACCACGCTTGAGCAGGAAGATGTGATCGTACATGTGAAGCAGAGTCATCGCGGTGACAAGTAAAATAGCCGGACGGTTACCTAAGTTCTTCGTGAATACGAGTACAGCGACCAGAATCGCGACGATAATCGTCTGTGGGACGGTGAGAAACATTTATAGTAGACGGAGAAATTAAATGAAATATTGCACTGTCACGAGCTATATGTCCAAGGGTCCACGTGTAGTGAGTGATAATATATGTTGTTCTGAAAGACGTCTTCTTCGAACCCTTTACATGAAATGTATGAAGAGTGGTAAGAGACCCCACCAGTTTACACCATGGCTTCATAGGAAATATGGCCAGTTGATCGTAGAACGAAAAACAGTGTATGGAGATGGCATTTCCCTGCCGTGTGTCTTGTGTCGGAAAACCCTGGATAAGCATGGTGTTCGATGGTGTGCCCATGATGGAGATAAGTGGGTGGATAGTATTTTGTGTATTCCGATACCTTCACGTTCGACGAATAAACAAAAGAGGATGTTAGGATTTAAAGTTTAATCAAGATGTTTTCTACACACTGCTTCATACATGTCACGACCACCGATGAGTTCTAATTTGAGATCTGACACAATGCGTTTAGTAAATGGCCCGGGTGTACCGTTGCTACATGTCATGCACAGTGCTGACAACTTTGTAACGTCGCACGCGAGTGGAATACAGTCGATGAGTTCTCCAAACTTTCTCTGGAAAGAATCCGCATCAAGACCAGCAAGGATGACATCCTTCTTTAGAAAAAGACAGAACTCAACAAATTTTTTGAGACGAGGGAAAAACTGCCCCTCGTCGATCGCTACGATGTCCGCGTTTTGGAAAGCTGATCGTTCTTCTAAACTGAAGAGGTCATGCACCTTGTGACAGTCGAAGTGGACATTGTCGTGTGTCTTGAGGACTTCGTCAGGGGACCGCGTATCCTTGGCAGAATTGACGACTATGATATTCTTATCGGTAACCTTTAGACGCTTAAGTCTGCGTATGAGTTCCGATGTTTTACCGGAAAACATATTTCCCATAATAATCGATAGACTCATTTCTTCCTAGATATTATAATCTTGTATTTTTTATATGAGTGTAGACATTCATGCAGCCACCATCATGGGGCATCAGGGATACTACAATCCCAGGACTGGTCGAGTCAAATTTGATGGATGTATTTACTCTAACATACAAACAGCTATAAAATATCTACGACTCAAATAACTTCGACATATACTGGGCGTTCAGTACCTATTAATGACAGACCAACCTGTAAAATTCTTCGAGCGAATCGCGACTTTACTTCGATGGTACTATCTTCGATATATTTTCTTGAATTCGGTCTATGATGATCCAGAACTTTCTTCATAGATAGAACACGTCGGAGAGAAACTCGGTTACACCGCGTGGTATTTATTCTCAATTTCACTCGTTCGTCTAAGCACCATATACTATTGAACATAGAATCTAGGCGTTCTGGTGTAGTTTGATCTGTTATCGAAATCTTACACGTTCGCATCCTGTTCTTTCTTGAGTTTTTTTAAACGCTTAAACTCACGTGATAATTCTACGATGTTAGCAACGAATAGACTGGTACATAATAGTATGGTTTTGGTACTTATGTGCATACTCGAAAATACACTTTTTTCTTTATCCATTATAAGATGCCCCTGAGCGATGCTCAGATTACCAAGAAGGTTGGGGAACTGCGTAAATCTGAGGGTCGGATCTACGCACCTCTCAAATATTTCAGGGGACTCACCACCCTCAAGGAGGTTGAGACCCGCTACAAGAAGATGCTCCGGAAGGACTACAAAGATTTCAAAACGGACAAGGGACAGAAGACAAAGACCTCTTCCTACACGCAAAAGTTTAGAAAGATGTATCCGGGAGCCAAATCTCTCCCTGAAATTGCTAAGGCTACTGGCCTGCCTCTAAAGACCCTCAAGAC